CGTCATTACGATGCTTATTTCACTAATATTCCAGTAAATAGAATTACAGAACAAAAATATAGATCTAAAGTAGAAGAAGTTATTTCAGAATTACAAGGACAATTAATTATTAAAGAATATTCTCCTGGAAAAGCATCAATGTCTACTATTGAAGCACATATTAAAAAATGTATTGACCAAGATTTTAAACCAGATTTGATTATTATTGACTATGTAGATCTTCTTCGTTCAAAAAGAACAAATCGTGAGCGTAACGACGACCTACATAATCTTCACCTAATTCAAGTGTATAGTGTAATACATTGTACCCCATTTTAACAGCATAACCACCTAAAGCGATTAATGTCCAAGATTTACCACCTCCAGGATTACCAAATATTAATCCAAAATCACCATTACCTAAACCACCTTGAAGTAATTGACTAAATGGTTCCCAAGGACAAGGTACTACAACTCTATGATCTTCTCTATAACGAGATTCAACTTCTTTATTGTATTCATGACCAACATTTTTGTCTTGACCCGATTTTAAAGCGTTATCAATTAATGAACGAATTGAATCATAATCTCCTGCGTTTAAAAAATCTACGCTCGTTAACAACGCTCGTTTAAGTTGTTGGTTTTTACAAAAATTAGAAAATTCTTCTTCAACATACTTAAGATCTTCACCTGATGATTTATATGCTTCACGTAATTGTTCTTTAATAGATACTTGAAGTACTTCGTTGTCGATTTTCTTCAACTCTACTTTCAACACATCCATTGTAGGTGTTGTATGGTATTTTGAGTAGTATTTTAAAATTTCTTTGATAACCCACTTATGAGCATTGTTGTCAAAGTAGTCTTCACTTAATACATCGTGAATATTCAATAAAAACTCTTTATGAGTTAATAGTGAAGATAAAACCTTGATCTGGAATCCTGTTCCGTAGGCGTTCAAATTACTTAATGTCATATAACTTATTTATTTAAAACTGTTTAGTACTTTAAAGGTATCTTTAATCCAAAATTCTACATTCTTGATTAAATGACCTAATCCATCATCGTGGTAAAATCGTAAAAAAGCTTCACTATTCAAAGCTAAGTTATCAGAATCTGCAAAAGCAGTTAAAAATTCTTTATCACCATCATCTAATAATGGTTTTTTTAGATTCATAATTCTGTAGTTTTGTTCTAATCGCTCTCTTTCAAAAGCAATACGAGCATAAACAACATGTTCCTTATGTTTTTCTTCTGAGATTCTAAAGATATCATCTAATGTTAACACTTCAACGGCTAATTCAGGAAATTTCTTAAATAAACCTTTTTCACCTAATCCTTTTACACCTGCTACTTTATCTGAATTATCACCAAGTAGCATTTTGTATAAGATAAAATTGTCTGCTAATACATTAAATTTTTCTTTAACTGTATCTTTAGTATAGTATTCTTTTTCGATTGGACGATATACAATAACGTCGTCATTTACCAGTTGTATAAAGTCTTTATCCGATGAAACAATAAAGACCTTGGAACCATATGTCTTTGGAAGAATATCGCTATAATACGCTATAATATCGTCTGCTTCAGCTTTGTCAATTGCGACAGTCTTAACAGGTAAACATTTTAGGTAATGAGCAATACGAACGATTTGGCTAATTTTAGCATCATCTTCGTCTTCTAAATCTTCAAATACTTCCCAGTTTGTAATTCGGGTCAAATTACGACCCGATTTATATTCGGGGAGAAGGTTCTTCCTGTTTGTGGAAGAACCAATTCCGTCGAATACTACAAAAACTGATGTTGGTTGAATTTGTTGAATTAATGATCCTAATGAACGCATAAAACCACCTAAACCTCCGACATGCGCGCCTTGAGAATTTACAATATTCATCATTGCAAAGTTCCTAAAAAATAGATTTAAACCATCTATTAAAAGTACTCGGTCATACTTTTTAGCGGATACGGTGTCATTCTCCTCAACTACACTGTCAAGAAGTTTAAATAATTCGTTCTTTTTCATATTAATCCGGTTCCTGTGTAAAGATATTTTCTGATTCAAATGAATCATTTTCTTCAAAGATGTCAAAATCCATACCTCCAAGTACTTTCATCCATTCAGACGCGTGTGCATCTTTATATGTTTTAAGTTCCTTGTCTGTATCGTTAATGAATCCGTGAGGTGTCATAATAATCTTACCTCTTGACTGAACACCATTAATGTGGTTTTTATCAATCTGGATGTTTGTTCTTTTAGCAAATTCAACTTGCTTACCATCTTTAATTGCTTTAATTTTAGATGTACCAGCGTTTGAAATATTACCAAATGTTACTACAAATGTAGCATCAAACCACATAGCAAATCCACCTTTGTTCATTAATTTTGGTTGACCCATAGGTACTTCTGCTTTTGCTGTCCAAACTTTATTAACACATACTAATGTATTAGTGTAAGGTGAAGACTCTTTACGTGACAGTGTCATTTTTTGGTTAACGTTGTTACCAAATTGTGTACTCATTGCACCTGCATTCCACTCATTATTGTTCTTATTTGAACGAACTGATAATTCACAAGGTACCGAACCGATTGAATCCCATAGGAACAATAAATCGTAAGGTAAATTGCCTTTTTTCTGTTCATCTAATAAATCAAGAATAAAAGCAGCTACATCTTCAATAGTGTGCAATGTTTCACGGTCAACATAGATAAAATTACCTTCGTAATTCAGGACTTCGCCTGTTTCTTCATCTACAATTTCGTTCACTTGCAAACCCATTTGAGTAGCATGCTCCCAATTCCATTTCATCTCGGTAATAATGAACACAGGTAGAACTTTCATTTTTTGAGCAGACACTGCTGCCTCAATCATTGCCGTTGTTTTACCTGTGTCACTATGACCTCGAAGTAGAACAATATGGCCCATAGGAATACCTGGTACTGAGGTTACTTCCTGGAAAGCAGGACTAAGAGGGATCCACCTTTGCTCTTTAAATTTTACATTTGAATTGAGCATTTTCTTCTCTTTAAACTTAGTCAAATCAAAGTTTGATCTAAGTTCTGAGGATAGAGCCGCCGTTAGCGATTCGCTTTTTTTAGTTTTAGCCATAATGTTTTTTAGTTTAGAAAGGTGAACCGTCAGTATCGTCTTCGTCTTCGAATAATGCATCAAACTTATCTGCTTTGCTTACTTGAGCAGATGCAGGTGTTTTGATTGAATAAGCTTTACCAACTGTTGGTGATACTTCTTCTTTTTCATCATCGATGATTGAACCTTCTTCTGGTTCCTCTGGAGTTAACCACTCTTGTAAAGCAGCTTTCATGTCTTCAAACGAATAACGTTTAAACACTTCCATTGGGTTAGGTTGGTTTTCTAACAACGCATTAACTTCATCTTTGCTTGCTGCTAAAGGTGTTTCCTTTACTTTAGGCATAATTGTAGTTTTGTTGTAGTTAGTACCAGTTACTTCAGGACCTACAGTCGTTAAAGTAATGTCGCGTCCGATAGACACATCTGTAAAATCTCCAACATCCTCGTTATCAGCAAGGTTCAAGAAATCCATGTACAATTCTTTACCAAACTGCCATAATTTAACACCTTCAGCTTCTTCACCGCGAACGATTACAGGAACGAAGATACGCATTTTTGGCTCAACTTTTTTAGCTAATCTCCAGTTTTCTTTGTCTGAAGTTTGGCGAAGTTGTTTAGCGAATTCTACAATTGGATCTTTTTCACCCCAGTTAATAGGAGAGACCATTGTGTTTTTACCGATACCATAGTGAAAATACATTTCGGTGAATGGGTTGAGCTTATTGTACTTAGAAGGTACAACACGAACAATTTGTTTACCAACAGATGGCTTCCAAAACACTGATTTCTTTTCACCCGATTTACCGGACGATTTTGACTGCATTGCTGACAGTCTGTTTTTCATTTCATTTAAATCCATAACTTATCAATTTTTATTTGTGACATTAATATAATAACTACTTTTTAATAATCCAAGTTAAAGTAAGCTCTTTTTCAAGAGCTCTTTACTTTATATGTTAGGGTAATTTTTTACATATTATATGAGATACCATAAATAGGTTTACCTGCTATAACTAATTTAAAATTAGAAGCATCACCATATGTATCTTTTACTTTCTTTGGATTAAACGAAAAATCTAATCCGGCTTCACCTAAACCTGCTATTTCTGCATCCTCGTTTCCATCAGCATCCCCACCAATCTCTATTTCGTATTCACTCATCATTTCCATATCATCTTCATCCCATTCGAATTTTTTGGTTAATTTACTTAAAAGTTCCTGTTTGTTTGATTTAAGAAAAGATAAAATATCTGTACCTTCTTCTTCACTTAAACGAGATTGTGTAGTGATTTTGTTTTCTACTAGCCACTTACTAGCGTCAAAGTTGTCTGCTTTTTTCATTTTTTTATAATGTTTTTATAATGTTTTTATAATTGTTTTTTATATTATTTATTCTCCGTCGTAAAAATTCCATACTTTTTCAGCTCCATCAAATGATTGATCTTTAAATTTAGGTTTAAGTTCTAAAGTATAATAATCTTGACCACCAGGTCCAGCTGGCTGGAATTTTTCATAATAATATTTAGCAAAATCCCCTAATGCGTTTTTAGTACCTTTAACTCCCATTCCATAAGCCATAATAGTTAATGGTAATTTATTAGTTGATCTTCTTTCTTCTTCTTTTGCTTTATCTGCGGCTAATTTAGCTTGAAATTCTTTACTACGTTTTTCGAGATCTTTTTTATTTTGATCTCTAGTAATTGCTGCTTTTGCAATTGCTGCTGCTTTTTTCTCCTCATAATCTGGAGAAGATTTACGAGCTTTTGATTGACCTCTACTGCGAGCTGAATATAACTCATATCCTACATTTTTAATTTCCTCATTACCTATTTCACCTTTTTCAGCCATTGCCACTAATTGTTGAAGTAAGTCTTCAAAAGATTCATTAATGAGTTGTTGCTTAGATTGAGTGGTTACTTTATTTTCAACTAACCACTGTTTAGCATCAAAATTATCTGCTTTTTTCATTTTAATTTATTTTTATTATAAATATTTAAAGTTCAATTATCTTAAACACTTTTGTATTTAATTGTTTGATATCACCATTTTGTGTAAGTAATATACAATTTTTATAATGTTGCCAGTTAACCCTATATGATACATCAACTACTCCACCGTTTAATTTTTTAATTAAATCGTTTAAAGCGTTAATTGTATATAGAGTATTGGTTTCTTTCTTTCTATGTACCAAAATGGTGTTAACGGGAATATTCTCCACGTTGCCTTGATCCACGTTGTATGTAATTACGTATTCGTTTGTACTCTTCACAAAAAGCACAAACATCTTATTATACATGATACTATACGCTTTCGAAATATCCTCAATAAGGAAATCTAATGCCTCTTCTGTAACGAATGTACAAAATAACTTGTTATTCAAATCTGTAGTATTTAATTGGGTTGTCTCCCAATACATATTCCTATCCTTATTGAAAATCGTAGCTTGTTCCATAACCTATTTTTATCTGTAACTGTTTATTTTTAAATATTTGTTTAATATCTTCCATTAAATTTTCACTCTCATCATAATCAAACAAAAAACTATCATAAGTATATAATACCAATTTAGTGTTTTTCCCTCTTAACAATTTGTGTATCCCCATTAATATACAAACATTGGTTGACGTCTCCACGTTTTGTAACATATAATTAAAAAGCTTTTGTGGATTCATGTTTTCCAGCTCACTCGCCTTAAACACATAACCAGACCCCGGAACTATAACCTCGCCTAGATCCGTATATTCAGTCCATTTTTGATTAATGAATTTTGTTACTTTTTGAAAAAATTCAAGGTGCGCATACTCTTTAAAAACGCCTCCATATAGTTGCTTAAACGTGAGCTCTTTGGCTTCTTTGTAGCTCGTGCCATATAGGTCCGCGAATGCTTGGTGGACATCCACATCGCCAAAATCATAGGAAACCAAACGACTAGCGAGATGAGGATGATATGCACTAATATCGAGCTCCACAAACCCATGACTCGATATGAAGCTCCCCCTTGCGCCATTATCCTTGTTTAGTGCTGCAAAATTAATGCCGTTAAAAGAGTTACTTGGTCTACGTGTTGTTGTGCCCAAATTGTAATTGGTGTAGACTCTACCATCCGCGATTGAGTAAAGCGGATTAGTTGGTTTAAAATGTTTATAAAACTGTTCTTCATCTATTTTGATTCCGTTTTTTTCGATTCCAAAGAATGCGAGTGTGGTTTTGTTGTTGTAAAAGTCAAAGTACGCTGGTAAATCATTCGTGAACTGCGGTTTAACTTTGTTATAAATATGTTCACACACTTCGTAATGTTTAGATACCGGTATTACTCTATTGATTTTTGTATAATCCGGATACTTGTTTTGGAAGTATGTATGGGTTGGTGTTTGATCTTGTATATACGGAGGATTGAGTATGGATAGGTCGCGCAAGCCTTTAATTTGAAAATAAT